GAGTTCTTTCTGCAAGAGTTCACTCTTAGCAGATAGCGCCGCCTCGGTGTTCGCCATCCCGGCAAACTCGGCTTTGCTTTGAGAAGTCTGATTTTTAAGCTTCTGAAGTTCAGCATTAACGGATTTGATCTCCCTCTGGAGTTTGTCACCGCCTGTAACTCTGAACTTTAAATCAGCATATCTAGTTGCCATTCTTAGCCTCCATCATGTCGAAGATTTGCCCGATGGGGGTCATGTATAACTCTTTGAGCGACATCCCCATCTGAAGAGCCGCTCTATATAAAATACTCATATCGAGTGTCTTTTCTTTGTTAAGTTTCAGAAGACCAAGGTCTACCGGGCCTTCCTGTTTTCTGTCCCCTACTCCGTCAAGAATCGCATTGGTCAGGGATTCTCTTATCTGAGGGATGTCATTGACCTGAAGAATGGTCATCAGTTCGGTCTTTGTGTAGATATGACCTTCGTCATAACCCAGATATCTTCTTGATAATTCTCCACACCTTGCGAGTATCTCGAAAAGGTCGATAAGGTCATTAATGTTCGCTGACGATATAGCATCGAATGCCTTGGATACAGTCCCGAACCTTTCCTGTGCCTCGGCATAAGCCATTGCGGAAAACCTCAGAAAGAATGTCTCTTCTCCTATGTCTACTACAGCGAAATTCATATTCCCTCCAAAAATAAGGGGAGGTTTCCCTCCCCGTGACTTATGCAAGATTGACCTTGGAATTCAGATAAGCCTTGGCGGCCGCCTCGGTAGTGAATTCTTCGACATACTCATGCATGACATTGACAGGATCGTCATATGCCTTCATTGTCAGTCCGTGTCCGGCCAGATTGATGGCATCGGAGGACTGAGTAGCGTAACTGAGCGAAGACGGGGTAGCCTGTACCCAGGGGAAGAAGTGAGCGATCCACTTCTCTGAACCGTCCTCTAACGCTTCCACATTGATGAATCCGTAAGCGATGTTGGGAATAACATCCGAACCACTCTTCTGAAGTTCCTTAACACTGTCCTGAGAGTTGATGGTGTTTCCGAAAAGCTGATGGAAATCATCAATGTCAAGAGTCTGTACTTCAAGGGTTATGTCAGTGTCGACATATCTCTGCTTGTAGATGACTCGTCTGTCATCGGCATCGTACTTACCGTTGACATAGTTGTCCGTGACATCGCATGTTGCAAGCTGAGACAGTATCTTTGCACTTGAGTAAGCAATGCTTGCAGCAGTACTTCCCTGTGCCGGAGTGAAGGTCGCAGATGCGATGACAGGATACATAGCACCAAAGAGAGCCATGGTATTTCTCCTTTACTGAATGATATCGTCAATAGCACTTATCTCATCAGAGCGAAGCTCCACACAGGATTTCAGCATGAACTGCCTTGCAGGCATGCTTCTTCCGGGTGCGCCATATTCATTGATAAATGCTATCTCGTTATTTCTTTTAGGCTTGGGTTTCTTTGCCCAGCCTGTTCTTTGTGTCCCCTCAAAAGTTATCTTCCCTTCCCCTTTTGCCACATTTATCTTTATCTTCATGTTCTGCGTTATCCTTGGGGGATTTCCTGTGTACTTACCCGAATTCATGTAACCACGGTTCGGTGTAAGAAGGAGGGCGGCATTTTTCTTCGTGTCCTCCATTAACATCTTAGAACCCTCCTGAAGGATTCTTTCCATCGCAGATTCATTGAAGACAAACTCGTCTACCGTAAAATCAACTGTTGCCATAATCTACCTGCCACCATTTCTGCGTTTCTAAAACAAAGTGCTGTGAATCCTCGTCAGAAGCATCGGTCTCAGTTGGGTAAATGAACCCGGCACTCTGAAGATCTAACTTGAGTTTTTCCTTCAGAGCGTATAGTTCCGTTCCGTAGGGGGCAACCAAATGAACCATTATCTGATAGGTTTTAAAGATAGCCTTGTTATCGAAATGCTCATTAGTAACGATGTAGTTATATACACAGTATGTCTTATCGGTCTTGGTGAACTTATTGTGATAACACGGAAGGTTAGTGGAGTTCTGAACGGTAGATACGATCAACTCTTCTATTGTCATTCTTTCTTCCTCACATACACTTCCATGTACTGATTACGGTCTTCGATATCGTTTATGGAAACTATCTCATACCTTTCGTCAGCACCTGTTATCTTGTTCTTCCGTGTGACATACAAGGATGTATTTACAAGCGGTGAGTAGTGCATAGTGAGTGTCGCATTGTCCGTTGTCTCTGTCTGTAAATCTTCAAACACAGTCGAACCATGCTGAGTCACCCACTTGCACCACACAGAACCACCGAAAACATCGACAGGGTCTTCCATAGGCTGACCCGTGCTTGAGTTATAGGGGTTGGGATCGTAAAAGTGAACTTTGGTTCTCATTGAACCGACATCTGCTCTTGATGCCATCAGAACCACCACACTTTATACTGATTTAAGATCGCATCCACACCCATGGCAATGGATGTGGATTTAGAGGTCACCGACCCAGTCGATACATACACAGCTTCCCTGTGTGCATACCAATGCCCTATTAAGAGTTTCATCGCTGTAATTATCCCTTGGGGACAGTTGGGATAGCCAGCGGTGTAGTCGATGACCACTTCTCCCTGAGGCTGAGAATCAAATGTTATCGTCCTGTAGTCGAAACTGTAACTAACTTCCTCTCCATCACAAGTAACGCTGTCAACGCTGATTATCATGGGTCTCGGAAGCACGAACACTTTCTCTGGAGACTGTACCGTAAGCCTATAGTTCGTTAACGCTATAGTCCTTCCTGTGCGATTCTCACAATATTCCCTAGCCGCCACGATGTAAGATTCGATAAGTTCGTCCTCATCGTTATCGGGATTAAGTTTAAGGTAGTCCTTTACCTCTTCTGCGGTAAGGACTTCAGTTACAGATTTCACTACGAGGGTCATAACGATTACTCTTCCTTCTCTTTCTTCGGAGATTCCTTCTTCTTCGGTTCTTCCAGAATCTCCACATACCCGGCTTTTGCGAGCATCACAGCTTCCTTCGAGTCCCATTCCATCACCGTCCCCGGCTGAATAACACCCTTCTCAGAAGCCGATCTCGCTATCCACTTTACTTTTACCATCAAGCTACGATCTCCTTCCAAACCGCTGTGTTCTGTACAACAGGGACTTTGTCGCTGTCATACAGATCATAGTAAATTCCGTCAAGTTCGATATCTGCGACAGTCCTCTGATATTCGATCTTAACAAAATCGTCTATCGCACAGTCGATGATTATGGTGTTATCGTCCTTGTCTGATGCATCGGTAGCGGCAAGGCTAGCTACTGCGGTATAAGTACCAGAAGCCGTTGAAGCACACTTGACTGCGACAGCGATCTTCCCTGTGTCAGTCACAGCACCCAGTTCTACACATACTCTGATGCGGTCGAAAGTCCCAAGAGAACCGACATCTATCGCATCAGAAGCCACGGCAGAAGCATCGACATCTGCCGCAACATTACCGGCAAGCTTTACATGATAGCATTCTGCTGTTAACATAGGCCCTCCTTAGGCAGTAGCGAACTTAAGCCTTGCGAATGCCTCTGCAACTACAGGCGCACCATCTCCGGCATAGTTGACAAGATATCCGTTCTGATTGGTGACGGCATAGAGTTCGTTGAGAACCTGAACTGTGAGAACATCGCAGTCGCAGATCCAGTACTTGTCGAAGTCACCGTAAACAACGGCATAGTTGCCTGAAGAAACCGTGTTGGGAGCATACTCGCTCATGTACACAGGCTTTCCAAGGAGCATATCAGGCTGTCCGGGAGCAATAGAAGCTTCCCACATATACCTGTCGTTCTTGTCCTTCAGCAGTCTGACCAGTTTGGCGATATCTCTGTGCATAACGAATGCCGCATTCCTCTGATACTGCTGTTTCAGAGCCATCTGAAGGCTGATAAGCGAGTCAGCAGTCAGAGCAGAAGCTGACCCGGTGATGACATCCCTACTGGTGGGGATACCGTCATTCGAAGCATAGAAGATACCAAGAGGCTCTCCGCTTCCGTCTCCTGTCATGTATGCGGCTTCCTGTGCTGTACCGATCTTACCAACGATAGCTTCCCTCAGAACACCCTCTGCCATTGAAGAGTGATTCATAAGGGTACGGGAGATCTTGATAAGCTTGGCGAGTCTGTTGGGTTTGAATTCTCTTCTGCCGAAAGCGATGGTAGTCTCCTCTGCGGCGGCGGCTACTTCGGTAGTCCATGTCGCATCAGTAGCATCGGTGGCAACATAGGGGAATCCAAGGCTCTGCCCTTCGCCCAGGTTGGGGGTCTTGTGGGAGATCTGCCTCATGAAGAGATAGTCATCCAGGTTCTTGATGAGTTCGTTAACGAACTCAACAGGGGCGGTCAGATATCCGGCCTGTGCATCCGTACCAAGGGTGGGAGCGGCATTCCTGAAGTTGGCAATGTCAACTGCGTTGCCACTCAGAGCCTTTGCGAAAAGATTCTGTGCTACGGGGGCATCCATCGTCTTGTCAACGATCTTCTCCCTCTGCTCCATCTTCTCCATGTTTTCGATTCTTTCAGTAAGAGAATCGAATTCAGCCTCCATCTTTGAGAAGGCTTCCTTGTCGAGAGCATCCATTTCCTTTCCGTCATACTTATCCATCATTTCCTTCATGGAATCGTAGACTGATGCTCTGTCCTGCTTCAGATCGTAAATATTCATTTACTAAGCACCTCATAAAGTTTTTTCTTTGTTTCTGCGAACATTTTCCGCTGTTCGTCTAAAGCGGCCGATGTCTGAGGCTCGGTCTCCTCTCCCTCTATGGTTATTTCGGGATCTATATCTGCAACAGGCTCGGAAGATTCCTCCTGTACATCAGCGAAAAGGTTTGAAACATCGGGAGCAGACTTGTATTTGTCGAGCAAGGAGACATTGATCTTTGCGGCAATCTTTTTATTATCATTTATCAATTCATCGGCAAAACCGTTCTCTACGGCTTCCGCTCCCGTCATCCATGTCTCGGCATCCATCAAGGCGATTATCTCGTCCCTGTCCTTCCCTGTTCTTGCCGCATAGATATCGACTATCTGACCGTCTATCATCTCAAGCTGATCGGCCATCTCTCTCAGGTCAGTTTTGTTCCCGGCTGCGAATGTCCATGCATTGTGAATCATGAAGCTTGCATTTTCGGGAATGACTATCTTGTCTCCTGCCATCGCTATGACTGTGGCGATAGAGGCAGCGAGTCCGTCAATATGAACAGTGATGTTCCCATCGAATCTGTTTAGTATGTTGTAGATAGCGAATCCGGCGAAGACATCTCCACCCGGAGAAAAAATAAAGACATCAAGGTCTTTGATGTCTCCAAGGTTTTTAAGGTCTTCCGTAAAGGTCTGAGGTGTAACCTCGTCTCCCCACCATGTAGAGTCGCTTATCTCTCCGTAGAGCCACAGTTCTCCACGCTCACCCTTGTTTTTGAAATTCCAGAATTTCGTCATTGTCTTGATCCTTTCGGTTTATTGTTAGGCACTTCGCTTACCGGGATCATGTTCCCGTTGATGCAGTAGATCTCTCCTTCTGCACCCATGCCGTTCATGTCTTCTAAGGCACGGATCTCATTACCGTTCATCCAGCCATCGTTTCTTGCGCTGTGATAGTACTGAGTTCTCGTTGCCGTGTCTCCTCTTAACAGAGAATTAAGGTTGAACTTGAAGTAGCAGTATCTCTTCTGTCTCAGAGAAAGGAAATCCTTATAGAAGGCCTGTTCCAGTCTTACGCATAGAGGCTGGATGCAATCCCTAACATACTCCATACTCTGTTGTTCGATATTAGAGAATGTTGCGTGTTCCATATCCATGCACATGTGAGGAGGAACACCGAATATCCGGCACACTTCAGATACCGCCCACTTACGGACTTCCAAGACCTGATTCTTGGTCATATCCCGGTCGAATTCTTTAGCTTGTGCGCCTTCTTCGAGGAACAGCCATTTTCCTGCATTGTGCGCTCCGCTGTAATTCTCTTGGAAGGTCTTTTTGAATCGGTCATAGGACTCATCGCTCATCTGTCCGGGATATGTTACAAAACCACCGGGGTTTGCTCCGCTCATTGCCATCTTCGAATAGGCATCCGCAGTATTTATCAGACCAAGGACGGATGCCGCAATCGAGATGGGGTCTTCGGAGGAGATATCAGACGAGAATCTGAAGCTTGGCACAAACAGAAAATCGCCCTTATACAAACGCTCAGACGAAGATGTTCTGTTGTCGTACACAGTGATGTAGTCTATCTCTTCCGTTCCTCTGTCATCGACAACATTAGCGGTCGGGATATTCCACAAAGAAACTATCTCGCCTCTGGAGTTTCTCCGTATCCTTACATACATCCCCTTTGTCAAAAGAAGATTGGCAACACCCATCTGTATGAATTCATACCTTGTGGTGTATTCGTTGGGAAGCATATAAAGAAGGTTGTAAAGAGGGTTCTCCTCGTACTTTCTTGCTCCATCCTCTTCCTTGATGAAAAGGTTCAAAGGAAGGGAAGCCATTGTTTTGGAGATGATGTCCACGCACCTGAACACAGCAGCGACCTTCATTGCGCTCACAGGGTCAGTGCCGACATTCAGTCCAAGCAGCCTTGCCCACTGTGAATCACTCTGAACGGCAGGAAGCGGTGAGACCGAATCCCTCTTCTTTTTCTTAAATAGGCTCATAATGATCTTATTCCTCTCGACTCATATACTGAAGTCTTCTGCTCCATGACCATTGCCACGGCCATGGCATCTATCAAAGCATCGATAGGGTCTATCCTGTCGAAACTCTTATTCTTCATGGGTTTGATGTTTTCGTTTCCGTCAGCTGAAACGATGACATTACCGAAACACCATCTGCCCATGGGATTGTAATCGTGTTCAATTTCTCCGGCACGAAGCTTTCTTTCCAGTTCCTGCATTGCCGGACTCATCCCGGCTATCGTCTGTTTGACATCCACAAACTTATCCGCTCTCTCTAAAGGCATCCATTGCCTTAGATAGTTCAGTTTGTAAGGGTCAGCACAGAAATATTTGACCTTGAACATCCTTGACAAAGCAGTTAAGTGGTTGGCTAGAAACTCAAAGTCTACCACCGCTCCTTGGGTCGGAATGACAAATCCCTGATCTATCCATTCGGAGAAAGGCACATGATCTCGTTTCTCTCTCTCAGCAATGTTGTCTATAGGGATGAAAGCTTGTAAACAGAATCTCCATGTATCTCCCGGAAACAAAAGAGCAATTCCCGTCAAGTCGGTGGTTGAGGAAAGGTCAACACCGATATAGCATTCCTTTCCCTTCATATCGCTTAAAGTGAAGTCAGCTTCTGTGGCATCCCATAAAGTTAAAGGTAGCCATGATACTCGTTTAAGCTGAACCCATTGGTTCAGCCTTAACCATCGGAACAACTTCTCATTGGCTGGAGAGTTCTTAGCCTTGATAGCTTCCTCTCGAACATTCTCAATATCTATCGTCACACCCAAGGAAGGATTGGCTTTATACCAGTTCTCTTCGTTATAGATATCGTCCCCGTCATATCCATAGATCTTGGCATAGTAGGTCGGGTCAATTAATTCACCGCTCTGTACTTTTCTTGCGTATTCGTGTTGCTCCCAACCTATGGACTTTCTGTCGGGATCGTCTCCGGCTGTGGTGATTATCCACACCAACTGTTCCTTTCGAGAAGCACCACTACCAAAGGTCATGACATCCCACAGGTCTCTGTTGGGTTGAGCGTGTAACTCGTCAAAGATGATAACCGTAGGGTTGATACCATGCTTTGTGTAAGCTTCAGCGGAAACAACTTTAAGGAAAGTCCCTGTCTCAGGATTCTCTATCTGCTTCTTTGAGTCGATGATATGAAAGAACTTCTCTAAGTAGGGGTCTTGCTCTATCTTGGATTTACAAGCCATGTAAACGAGGGAAGCCTGTTCTCGGTCAGCAGCGCAACAGTATATCTGCCCACCAGGAGCATCGTTGAAGAGGTGGTAAACACACAGTCCACCGATGAGTTCAGTCTTTCCGTTCTTCTTTGGGATCTCCAAGTAAGCGTACTTATACTTTCTGCCACCGTCCTCGCCTACTGTCTCATAAACATCGTCTATAACTTCCTTCTGCCAAGGGAGTAACTTCATGGGTTGACCGAAGAAGTCTCCTGTCAGTTTAAGAAGTTCTATAAACTCTGTGACCTTTCCCATTACGAGTACTTCCTCTTGAACTGTTCCAGAGGACTCACTTCGACCTGTTCAGGCTTCTTGGGAACGGCTCTCAGCTTGGAGTTAACAGTAAGAAGATTCTCTTTCTCAATGGAGAGAAGCTGATCTCTTATCTTGGATATCTGCCTCTCTATAGAGGAGATAAGCTGAAGGGTCTCCTTCGATGTCTCTAACTCATAAGCATCGTTTAACAGTTTGGTCAGTCGGTCATGGTCGGATAAAAGAAGACAATATCGATTGATACAGTTCTCGAAAAACCCCTCGTTCATATCGATATCGTCATATAACTCAACGAGCCTTAGATAGTATTTGGTTGCCACAGGGTCTGACTGAACAGCTTCGCTCATATGCTGAGTACGGCTTGTTCTGAGTCTCGCCTCTCCTTGTTTCCTTGTTTCTATTTCTGCCTTGGTTTTCCCTCTGACAGTACTAGAAGATGATGACGGTCTTGCCATAGTTCTCACTCCATTTTGAACTTGCCCTTGTCCTTGCGATGTCCCTTAACACTGTTGCAGTGAATGCATGCAGGCTGATGGTTTTTGAAATCCCAGAACTTAGGGTCATGTTTGTCTTTCGGTGGGTCAATATGATCCACGCAGTCAGCAACGATAGTGCATCCCTCATAGTGAAGGGCGCATATCTGATGTCCGGGTTGAGCGAGAAACCACTTGGAATATCTTTGCCACTTAGAATCGTATCCACGCTGAGACGAACTCTTGCGTTTTTCCTTCTGTGGGCGAGATCGTAAATACTGAATCCGCTTCTCATCTTCTGCCGCTTGAAGATACTGATGAGCCTCGCAGTATTTTTCCCGTGTGAGATTCGGACAACCCGAAGCCTTGCACATCTTTAAAGGCTTGTCCATTATTCACACCTCAAATAAAGCAAAGCACCCCTTCTTGGGATGCTTCCAGTATGAATATAACACACCTATATAGGGAACTTCTAGGGCCATTTTTCTCCATTTAGCGAAAAAATCTCGTACAGAGGAGGGGGGCGCTCGGT